GTGGTCAGCAGACTGCCCAACCCTCCATCGACCCGATGGTGTATCAGTTGCAGAACGAACTGAACACCGTCCGTGGCGAGGTCATGGGGTGGAAGCAGCAGCAGGAGATGGCCGAAAACCAGACCCTGCTGAACGAAATCAACAGTTTCTCGATGACGGCTGAACACTTTGAGGAAGCGCGTCCGACGATGATTCAGTTGCTCCAATCTGGGGTGGCTGAAACGCTTGAGGACGCCTACGAGAAGGCCATTCGGCTTGATTCAGATTTGTTTGACAAGGTGCTATCAGCCCGACAGGCAGAGGTTGCACAACGTCAGGCAACGGAGAAGAACCGGGCAGCGAAAGCCGCCCGAGCAGCAGCGGTCAGCGTCAGAGGTTCCACACCCGGAACTAACACGGCTCCCAAAGCGCATAGTCGCCGCGCAATGCTGGAAGAAGCGTTTGAAGAATCCAGTTCGCGGTTGTAATTAACTGATTCAGGAGTCAATTAAATGTCTTTTGCTAACTCCAGTATCAGCGACATCATCGCTACTAACATTCAGAGCCGTAGCGGTGAACTCGCTGACAACGTGACGAACAACAATGCGTTGCTTCGTCGTCTGAAGGAGCGCGGGAACGTCAAAACGTTCTCGGGCGGTAACGTGATTTTGCAAGAAATCATGTACAACGACACCACCACGAACAACACCAATTCGTACTCCGGGTACGAGGTGCTGAACGTCGGTCAGAACTCGCCCATCTCTGCGGCGCAGTTCAGCATCACGCAGTATGCGTCTGCTGTGTCCATCTCGGGTCTGGAGATGATTCAGAACTCGGGTAAGGAAGCCATCATCGACCTGCTCGACGGTCGTATGGAGGTTGCCGAGGCGCAACTGGCGAACCGCATCAGCGGTGACCTGTACGGCGATGGCACCGGCAACGCGGGTAAGAACCTCACGGGTCTTGCTGCTGCTGTGCCGGATAGCCCGTCGACTGGCACCTACGGCGGCATCAACCGTCAGGTGTGGCAGTTCTGGCGTTCGGTGGCCTTCTCGGCCACGGGCGACGGCACGGGCGCTGTCACCAGCAGCAACATTCAAGGCTACATGGATGCGGTTGCGGTGCAGTTGATTCGTGGCACCGACAAGCCCGACCTCATCGTCGCGGACAACAACTACTACAAGTTCTACCTCCAGAGCCTTCAGGCCATCCAGCGCATCACGGACTCCGGTTCGGGCATGGCTGGCGCTGGCTTCGCCTCGCTGAAGTATTTTGGCGCGGGCATGGCCTCGGACGTGGTGCTTGATGGTGGTATTGGTTCGTCGTCGTACAACGGCGGCGTGGGCAATGCCAACCATATGTGGTTCCTCAACACCAAGTACCTGATGTTCCGCCCCCACAAGGACAGAAACTTTGTCCCGATTGGCGGCGACCGTCAGGCTGTCAACCAAGACGCTAAACCTACGATTCACTAATGGCGTCTATAAACCCTCTCTGATTGACTTGGAAACCCGGAAGCGGGCAACAGGGGCCAAGCGAAAGCAGGCTGAACGACTAAGTGAGAGGGGGCGAACGAAAAAGGTTCGCCATGCGATAGTCTGAACTGCGGTATAACCAAAGAAGCCGCAGAGGGTGACCCGAAGAGGTTGCCCCGCCATCCGAAAGGGTGGTCAGTAGCCGAAAGGCGAAGTAACAGAATGATTGTGAAACTGATTGGCTGGGCGGGTAACCTTACCTCGTCCGGCCCGCAGTTCTGCGGCGTGTTGATTAACTGATAGGGGATACGAAAATGACTGTTATTGTTAACGGGTTTGCGTACCCTGCTCTCGGTTATACCGACTCGACCCCTGCCCTTAATACCGGCACGGTCGTGACGCTCGATGATGGTGGTTTGGCGGTGTATGTGCAGGCGGCTTCGGCCATCTCGCAGTACAACGCTGTTTGCATCCCTGCGACCAATGTCGTCACCAATGCGACGACGGCGCGTGTTGCTGATACCAAGCGTATCGGCTTCGCGCAGGTGTCGATTGCGTCTGGCTACTACGGCTGGGTGCAGTTGGGCGGCAAGGTGCGGGTGAATGTGTCGGCTTCCTGCCTCCCGGCGGTTGCCCTCTACACCACCAGCACCGAAGGCCGGTTGGATGATGCCACCGTGTCGGGCGCTCTGGTCGCTGGCGTGGTCACGGAAGTGACCGCCTCGGCTACCTCGGCTATGACTGCGGTTGCAGCGTTCACGATGGTCATTCCGGTTCCGTCGAACGCGACTCCGTAATGCAAAAACTGGAACTCACGGTGCGGGCGGCTGGCGAGCCGGAGGAACTTTGTTCCAACATTCGCTCGTCGCTTGCCCGTGGGTTGCCAGAGTTGGCCCCCGCTCTCTGCACCCACGATGGAACATTCGTGTGTGTAGCGAGTGGGTGGTCAATGCCTAGTTTCGTAGAGGACATTCGGGCGCAGCGACAGGCCGGTCGCCCGATTGTCGCTGTAAAGGCCGCACACGACTTCCTGTGCGAGAACGGCATAGAGCCTGACCTGTGGGTCAACCTTGACCCCCGTGACCGCACAAGCGGTATACAGCGCCATAACGCGCACACCACCTACCTTGTTGCCTCCCGCTGCCCACCGGCTACCTTCGACACGCTGAAAGAGCGCAAGGTTGTCCTGTGGCACTCGTGGTCAGAGGGGCCGGAGATGAAGGCGCTGGGCGCTGGCAAGTTGGCGGTCGGCGGCGGCACCACCTCGGGGATGCGTGCCATCAACATCGGGTACCTGCTTGGCTTTCGCAACTTTGTGTTGTACGGTTACGACAGTTGCAACCGGGCTGATGGCATTAAGCGGTTCACGGGCGAGATGACCGGCCCGACGATGGATGTGTTTGTAGGCGCGGAGAAGCGCAAGTTCACCTGCAATGCTGCGATGGCGCAGCAGGCAAACGAGTTCCAGATGATTTACACCGTGATGCCCGAAATCACGGTGGAGGCCAAAGGGCCGGGGTTGATTGCCGCCATCATCGAAGAGCGCCGCAAGATGGCGCTGGCGGCTTGAGATGGCCATACCCTCACGGGTGCTGGGCGCAGGCGTAGACAGCCTCAAGACCGTCTCCATTTGTGGCGACGGCATCAGCACGGCAACCGCAGCCGGAACCTCGGCAGGCAATGCGCTGCAATTGACCTATGTTTACACCAATGTAAATAGCGCGGCGGTTGGCACGGGCGTAAGACTGCCCCCGACGGAGATGGGCGAGACGGTCATCGTCAAGAACAGCACCGCCAACCCCATCACGGTGTACCCGTATGACGCGGGTAGCAGCATCAACAACGCAGGCTTCGGCACAATCAACGCCGACTGCTCGGCCATGTTCTTTGCGGTCAGCAATACGCTCTGGGAAGAGTTGCAGGGCTTCGGGCGGTCTGTCCCCATCCTGCACTACGGGGCGTTCTCGGACACCAGCACGCAGGTCGCGGCGTCAATTGACACCGCCTACGCCATGACCTTTACGACGACCGACAACAGCAACGGGGTGTCCATTGGGTCGCCCTCGTCGCGGCTTGTCGTAGCCAATCAGGGCGTCTACAACGTCCAGTTTTCGGCGCAACTTGACCAGACTTCGGGCGGCACGGTTAACGTCTATATCTGGCTGCGTAAGAACGGCGTCAACGTCCCCAACACCGCCAGCACTGTTGCGTTGCAGGGAACGGCGGCACGGCTTGTTGCGGCGTGGAACTTCATCATCCAGTTGGAACCCACACACTACGTCGAATTAATGTGGGCAACGGACAATACCAACGCTAGAATCCTTGCGGCCAGCGCCACAAGTGTCTGGCCTGCGATTCCTTCGGTCATTGCGACCTTAACACAGGTCAACAACCTGTGATTCTTCCCCCCTCCCCACAGGAGTAACGACGATGCCTTTGGACAGCGACATTTTCAACGCGGACGAGCAACTCCAAGTCGAGTTTTACATCGCAAAGGATGTAGACCCGAAATGGGACGGCAAGCCGTTTGTGCGTATCAACATCCCCGGCGACAAGACGACCATCATTGAGCAGCCGGTGACGGAAGAGCACAAAAAGCGTTTCCCGCGTCAGTATCTCTACTTCCAGATGAAGCAAAACGAGCAGGACGCCCCCGCAATTGGCACCTCGCTTGATGTCTGGTTTACCGATGGCAGCGGCGACATTACCCGTGGACACATTGAGGAACTTCGCATCCTGAAGTTCCAGACCGTAGAGCAGGTCGCCAGCGCATCCGACGCGCAGTTGCAGCGCATCGGGATGGGCGGCACCGGCCTGCGTGAGAAGGCAAAGGCGTTCCTCGCTCGGCGCAATCGCTCCGAGACGGAGAACCAACTCGACGAAACCAAGAAGCAACTGGCCGAACTTCAGGCACAGATGGCTGCGCTTATGGCGCGCAAGCCCGGTCGCCCGAAGCGAGAGCCAGCCGTGGAGAGTTAACGCATGAGCACCACAACCATGTTGGCGTTGGTTCAGCAGGTCACCGCTGAACTGGGTTTGCCCATCCCCTCAACGGTCGCGGGAAACCCCAATCAGGATGTGGTTCAGATTCTTGCCCTGATGAACGCCTCGGGGTACGAGTTGATGCGGCGCGCTGACTGGCGCGAACTGACCAAGCAGCACACCTTTTACACCGAGGCCATCAGCACCACGGGAACGTGGACGACCTCGGCATACACCCTCACCGGCATCCCTGACACCTCGGCCATCGACTCGACCTATCAGGTGCAGGGCGTTGGCATCCCCAATGCCACCTATGTGACGGGCGTGCTGTCTCCCTCGGCTGTCTCCATCAACTACGAGCCGACACAGGCGCAGGTTAACGGCAACCTGATATTCCAGAAGGTCAAGTACGGCCTGCCCTCGGACTACTACAGCAGCGTCAACCGCACGCATTGGGACAAGAGCAAGCGGTGGGAGATGCTCGGCCCCGAGTCGCCGCAGCAATGGGAGTGGCTGCTGTCGGGCTACATCTCGACCGGCCCCCGTATCCGTTACCGTCTGCTCGGCAAATACTTCCAGATTTGGCCGGGCATGAACGCTGGCGAGTTGCTTGGCTTTGAGTACCGCAGCAACGCATGGGCCGAGAGCGCAACGGGCGCGCCCAAGACTTCGATGACGGCAGACAACGACACCTGCATCTACCCTGCTCGTGTGATGGTGCTGTCTACCAAACTCAAGTATTTTGAGGCAAAGGGCTTCGACACGACCGCCATCTTCCGCGACTACCTTGCCGAACTTGAGACGGCCATCGCGCAAGACACGGGCGCTGCCAACCTCTCTTTTGCCCCGCGCCCCGGCACGGTGCTTATCGGCTACGACAACATCCCCGACTCTGGCTACGGGTACGAAAACTGATGGCCGTCGCCCGTCGCAGACTGGTACAGCGCGCTGCGGCCAATGTCGCAAGCCTGCCGTCGCCTGTGGGCGGGTGGAACGCGCGCGACTCTCTCGCCAACATGGCACCCACGGATGCCGTGCAGTTGGACAATTACTTCCCCGGCGTATCCAATGTTGTCCTGCGCGGCGGCTATGTGAAGCACGCCACAGGGTTCCCCGACGATGTAGAAACCCTGATGACCTACAGCGGCGGCACCTCTGACCAGTTGTGGGCGGTGTCGGATGGCAAGTTCTACAACGCTACATCTGCGGGTGCTATTGGCGCGGCGGCGGTCAGCGGACTGACCAACTCCAAGTGGGAATACACCAACGTTACGACCGCAGGCGGCAACTACCTGTATGCCGCTAACGGTGTCAACACGCCGTACCTCTACAACGGCTCAAGTTGGACAAGCATCACGGGTTCATCCTCGCCTGCCATTACGGGCGTTACGACCACTACGCTCAACTCTCCAACGCTTTTCAAGAACCGCGTATGGTTCATCCAGAAGGACACGCTCAAGGCGTGGTACCTGCCGACCTCTAGCGTTGGCGGCGCGGCGCAGGTTCTCGACCTGTCATCCATTGCGCGTCTGGGCGGCGTGTTGGTGTCGATGGCCTCGTGGACAATTGACGCTGGCTACGGCGTGGATGACAACCTTGTATTTGTCACCGACAAGGGCGAGGTAATCGTCTACCGTGGCACCGACCCCTCATCTGCGTCTACATGGGCGCTGATTGGCGTGTGGATTGTGGGCGCGCCTATTGGCAACCGCTGCCTGATGAAGTACGGCGGCGACCTCTTGGTGTTGACGCTTGATGGGTTGATTCCGATGGCATCGGCGCTGCAATCCTCGCGGCTCGACCCTAACATCGCGCTGTCGGACAAGATTCAGGGCGCGTTTGCGGCGGCTGCTGCGGCGTATAGGGACAACTTTGGGTGGTGTATGTTGTACAACCCGAAGAACAACGCCCTTATCGTCAATGTCCCGGTGCGCGAAGGCGCGCAGGAACAGTTTGTGATGAACAACATCACGAAGGCGTGGTGCAAGTTCACGGGCTGGAACGCCTTTCACTTTGGGTTGCTTGACGACACGCCGTACTTTGGCGCGGCAACCTTTGTAGCAAGGGCGTGGACGGCTGGCAGCGATGGTTACATCGACGACACCAACAACATCAACGGTCGGATACTGCAAGCCTTTAACTACTTTGAAACGCGCGGCGTAAAGAAGATTTTTACGCGCGCGCGGCCTTCCATCTTCAGCAACGGCACGCCTTCGGTGACGGTGGGCATCAATGTTGATTTTAATATTGCCGATAACGTGGCTCCCGTGTCATTTACGCCGCCGACTACGGCGTTCTGGGACACCGCCGTGTGGGACACGGGCGTTTGGGGGTCAGACCTTGAAATACAGAACAACTGGCAAGGCGTGACCGGAGTCGGCTACTGCGGGGCTATCCAGTTCCAGAGCAGCAGCAAGAAATTGGCTATCCAATGGGCCTCAACTGACGTGGTGTATCAACTCGGATGGGCTGGCATATAACAAGCGGCCCCGAGGTGGGCGAATGGGTATGCGACATCACGGGCGGCGGGTATCACGCCGAACGCTCCAACGCCATCGGGCTGCGTAAGGGCGACAAACTGGTCGGCGGCGTGGTCTACGAGAATTGGAACGGGCGCAGCATTGTCTGCCACATCGCCATCGCTGACCGCTTAACCCCGGCTTACCTTGCCGCCATGTTTGACTATCCGTTTAACGTCTGCGGGGTTGACAAAATCATCGCCCCCGTGGGCAGCAAAAACGCGAAAGCGTTGACTCTTGTGCGTAAAATGGGTTTCACCGAGGAAGCGCGAATCAAAGACGCCGACACCGACGGTGATATTGTTTTCCTGACCATGACACGCGATGCGTGTCGTTATTTAGGACACCGTTATGGGCAAAAAATCACCGGCACCGCCGCCAGCGCCTGACTACGCAGGCGCGGCACAACAGCAGGGCATCGCCAACCTAGAGGCGGCGCGCCTTACTGCGCGGCTCTCCAACCCCAACGTCATCACCCCGCTTGGCGGTCAGCGTGTGACCTACGGGCGTCCGCAGTTTAACCGCGCTGCGTATGACGCTGCGATGGCTGATTGGCGGTCGCGTCAGCCGCAGGCTCCTACGGCTGCCGCACCTCAAACCGTTGGCATTGGCGGCGGCGCGATGCAGCCCGGTGGTGGCAGTCAGCGCATGGAGATGGGCGGCGGTATGTATGGCGGGGGCGTTGACCTCGGCGTGTCGCCCGAGCCTATGGCGTCAAAGGCTGGCGGTATGCCTGCTGCGCGGCGCGAGGCTCTGGAAATGGGCGATGACCGCGCATACACGCAGGGCGGTCGAACCGACTTCACCACGCTTCCTACCGGAGCGCAGGTTCCTACTGCCATGCTTATCGGCGGCGGTCGCTTTGATGCGTCCGGCATGGGGCCGGGTGCGGCGCGGTTCCAGAATTACGGTGGCGGGGAGTACATGGGCGATGTAATGCCCACCCGCGAGATGTTCACCGAGATGGTGGACTTGGACACCCCGACGATTGAGCAATATCTCACCCCCGAGGCGCAGGCGACCCTTGAGGCGCAGCAGCGGGTCGAGCGTGCGCTCTCCGGCCTCGGCGAACAGGCCATCGGGCGCGTGCAGAGCGTCTACGGCACAAACTTCACCCCGCAAGGGCTTCCGGCGCAGCAGTTCCAGTTGAGCGGCTACGGCAACCTGCCGACCGCCCCCGAGTTGCAGGGACAGGCGCGCGCGGACGTGTCGGCGCTCCCGGTCAACTTCGGCCCCACGGCGGGACAGTACGGCATGGCTGCGGGTGGCCCCGCCCCGGCGACCCTTGAGGGATTGAACCTTGCGGGAGTCGGAACGGCGCAAGCAGGGGTTGGCGCAGGCCAGTTTGGTATGGCCGGCGGCGGCCCTGCCGGGGTCAACTTGCAGGGCTTGGATACGAGCGGTATTGGTGGCGTGCAAACAGGCGTAGGCCAGTTTGGCACGGCGCAGGGTGGCCCTGCGGCTGGAACGCTGCAAGGATTGAATTTGTCTGGCGTTGGCGGGGCGCAAGTCAATGTTACGCCGGGGCAGTTCGGGATGGCGCAAGGTGGCCCTTCTGGCATTAGCGCGTCCTCGTTTGATGCTTCCGGGCTTGGCATGGCGGGTGGCGGGCCGGGTGGCGGTGCCTTTGGCGCGGCGCAGGGTGGCGTAGGCGCTCCGTCGCTTCGCGGTCAGTACGACTTGACGGGGGTGGGCGATGTTGCCCGCGCACCGGGCGCTGCTGCGGCGATGCAAAGCGGGCCTACGGCCCCGACGCTTCAGGGGCAGTTGGATACCTCGCGCCTTGCCGCGATGCCTGTAAACGCCGGTATGACGGCGCAACAGGCGATTATGTCGCGCCTCGACCCGCAGTTGCAGCGTCAGCGGGCGCAGTTGGAAACCCAACTCGCCAATCAGGGTCTTGTCCGCGGCGGCGAGGCGTATGGTGCTGCCATCACCGAGCAACAGCAGCAGGAGAACGACCTGCGGACGCAAGCCGCGCTACAGGGCTTGAGCCTCGATATGGCGGCGCGTCAGCAGGGCTTGGGCGAGGCGCAGGCGTTGGGTGGCTTTGCCAATCAAGCGGCTCTGGCGGGCTTTGGCGCGGGCCAACAGGCCACCGCAGCGCAGAACGCAGCAGCGCAACAAAATTTCCAGAACGAATTGGCTAGGCAGGCTGCTGCAAACCAAGCGCAACAGCAAGCGTTTGGGCAACGGGCGCAAGCGGGGCAGTTTGGCAACGAGGCGCAGTTGGCGGCATTCCAAGCGGCGATGCAGAATCAGGCGGCGGGCAATCAGGCCATCGGGCAGAACTTCGGTCAGGCTCAGGCCGCGCAGGCGATGGCAAATCAAGCGCAAGCGCAGAACTTCCAGCAGCGCATGGCGGCGGGTGAGTTCGGTCGGCAGGGTCAGTTGATGGCCTTCCAGACCGGGCAACAGGCGCAGGCCGCGCAGAACGCAGCGATGGCGCAGAACTTTGGGCAGGCGATGGCGGTTGACGAGGCGGCGCGGGCTGCACAAGCGCAACGGTTTGGTCAGGCTGTGACAGGGACGCAAGTCGGCGCTGCGTTGGCGGGACAGCAGTTTGAGATGGGACAGCAAGCGCAGCAGGCGCAGAACGCCGCTATTGCTCAAAACGCGCAGATTGCGCTTCAGTCTGGGCAGTTCGCCAACGCCGCGCAGGCGCAACAGTTCGCGCAGCGGCTTGCGGCGGGTGAGTTTGGTCGAGACGCGCAGATGGCTTCCTTCCAGACGGGTCAAGCGGCGCAAGATGCTGTCAACCGTGCTATCGCACAGAACTTCGGCCAAGCGATGGCGACTGATGAGGCTGCTCGGGCCGCGCAGGCGCAGCGGTTTGGTCAGGCTGTTGCTGCGGGACAATTTGGACAACAGACCGCGCAAGCGCAGTTTGGCATGGGGCAACAGGCACAAGATGCTGTTAACCGCGCCATCGCGCAGAACTTCCAACAGGGCATCGGCGCTGCGGGCGCGTACAACGCGGCTGCGGCGCAGCAGTTTGGTCAGGGCATGGACATTGCCGGGCTGTATAACGCCTCGCTTGCCCAGAACCAACAGGCGGCGTTGCAGCAGGCGCAGGCTCAAGCGGCACTCCAAGCGCAGGGCTTCAACCAAGCGCAGGCGGCGGCAAACTTCCAGAACGCCCAGCGTCAGGCAGCGTTGCAGGAGCAGTTGGCGCTTCGGGCGCTCCCGCTTAACGAGGTCGCGGCCATCATGGGCGGCGCGCAGGTGCAGATGCCGCAGTTCCAAGCGTATCAGGGCGCAGAGGTTGGGGCGGCTCCCATTTTCGGCGCTACGCAGGCGGCGGGTAACTTCGCGCAACAAAACTACGCTAACCAGACGGCAGCGTATAACGCCAAGATGGGTATGTATGGGCAGTTAGGCGGTGCTTTAGGAGCGGCAGCAGGTGGCGGCTTTTTTGGCAAACCTTTCGGTTGATAAACTATGAGAACCCCTTACCAGACCTTTAACGCTCCCCCCATGATGAACGGCGGTCGCGGTCAGCGCATGGCGCGTATGCTCCAGATGCAGGGCCAGAGCCAGCAAATCAGCAACAACGCAGGGGCGCAGACGGATATGCAGTACACGCCCCCGCAGAACGCTGCGGATGTAAACCGTGCGCCCCGTCAGTTTTTGCGGCAGTACCCCAAGATGGCAAAGTCGCCGGGGATGACCAACCCGCAGGGTGGCCCCGACCGTGGAGGGTTTGAGTATGGCGGTTGAAACAGTCTCGACCTTTGTTTTGCCCAACGAGTACCAGCGGCAAGCCGCCGAGGCGCGCCGTCGTCGCCGTATGGCCGAGATGATGGCGCAGCAGGCATACCAGCCGGGGGACATCCAGAACGCCCCCATTCCTCGCGGAGCGCCTCTGGTGCAGGGTCTGCAAGCGTTCCTCGCCGCCCGTGGCGAACGTAAGGCAGAAGAAGCCGAGAAAAGCGCAATGGAAACGCAAACCCGTGAAGCGCGGGATTTCCTGCGTGCGCTGACCGAGCCTGCCAAAACGATGACGTTGGGCGAAGTTGCGCTGCAAGACATTGAGCAGATGGGAACGCCGGAACTGGTCGATGGGCGCATCCAATATCGTAAAACGGCCATGCCTGCGCCTACCCCGGAGATGATGCCGCAGGGTGTTCCGCAAGTGAAGTTGGGTCGCAGGCCCGAGGAGGACCAAGTTTATATGCAGACAAAGACGGGTCGAGAAACCGACCCGCAGCGCATTGCCGCATTGCTTGCCAATCCTCAATACAAGGCTGAATTTACGCCTGAACAAAAGCGTGCGCTTGCCCTTGAGGGGATGCTGACTAGCCAGAACCCGCTTGTGCAGAAAATCGGGCAGATGCAGTACGCGGCGATGCAACCGCAACGGCCCGAAATCGGCGCAGTAAACCTTGCTGACCTTACGCCGGATAGCGCACGGCGGTTTGCGCTTACCCGCAATCCCGAGGACATTGTTTATCGAACGCCGGAGTCAAAAGAAAGATTGGTAGCGGTAATTAAAAACGGCAGGCCAATTTATGTAAACGAATCAGAAGCAAAAGGCATGATTCCTGCTACCGCGCAAACAATTCGCGTTTCAACTGGTAGCGGTAGCGCAGACCGTGGGCAATTGTACAAAGTTACCGGCCCTGATGGTAAGCCAAAATATGTCACACGCGACGATGCTATCGGTATGCAGCCTGCTCCAACTGCAACAGCGCAAAAAACCGGCGGCCCAACCGGAGATTCGTCTGTAGATAGGCGGCAATATCGAACAACCAAGCGCGAATTGCAAAATTCGTATACTGCTGTAAACGATTTTTTGCAAGCACTTAAAACAACGCCAAAAGAAGAAAGCATTGTTGGTGAAAAGGCTGGCGCGCTGTCTACCAAATACAAACTTGCATTAAGCGCAGTTAGAACTTTGCAAAATACTGGCGTTATCAATGTCGGCGAATTGCCGTTTCTTGAAGACGCGCTGCGCGACCCGCAAAAGATTTCGCAATTGTTTAATCCGGGTTCTAGAGAGACAATTACCGGTCAAATTAACGCGCTTGCTGATTTGCTTGAAGCACAAAGCGATTCGCTTGATGAGTCTTATGGTTACGACGCTGCACCTTTGCGCGGCAGCGAAACCCGTAGAGCAAACCGAGTTCCAGCAGCAGCAGCGGCAGCAGGCATTACGCAAGAAGAATGGGATAACTCCACAGAAGAGGAGAAAGAGCCGTGGCGTTAACCGCACAACAAGCCGCATCGCTCAAAGCAATTAAAGAGCGTAAAAATCAAAAACAAGAACTTGGCGTTGGGTCAATGCTTTTGCAAGCCGGATTTAATGCTCCGGGAAGCGCGGTTCGTTTTGCACGCGATGTAGTTGAACCTTTTCTTTCGCCTGTTGATACGGCAAAGGCCGTTGTTAACCTTGGCAGCAGCGTTCTTGGAAAAATGGGCGTTACGGATGCCGACCCAACTCTTGCCAATCAAGTAGGCAATTATTTTGCAAACAGGTATGGCAGCGTTGATAACGCTATGCGTACTTTTGCGGAAGACCCCGTTGGCATGGCATCTGATGCTGCTGGATTGTTAACAGGTGGCGGTGCTATTGCAGCAAAAGTACCGCGTCTTGCTCGTTTGGCTGGCGCTTTAGAAAAAACAGGTCGCGCTGTTGACCCGTTAAACATTGCTGCAAAAGGCGCAAAGGCTACCGGCAAAACTACTGCGGCATTGGCTGGGTTTACTTCCGGTGCTGGTATGCGTTCTGTAGAGGAAGCCGCCAAAGCAGGATATGCAGGCGGTTCGCAGGGGGATGCGTTTGTTACTCAAATGCGGCAACCCGAAAAGTTTAGAAATGTTCTTGATGAAGCCGAGCGTGCGGTTGATGCTGTGCGGCAACAAAGGTCACGCAATTACAAAGCGGGAATGGCTGGAGTGTCTCAAGACGCTACGGTGTTGGATTTTGCGCCAGTACGCAATGCGTTTGACCAGATTAAATCAATGGGGCAATACGCCGGTCGTTCCGGCATGGGTATAGCAAAAAGCATCAATGAACCTGCTGTTGCTGCTGTTGAAAAACTTGAAGACATTATTGGCGATTGGGAATTTTCCGACCCAAAAGAATTTCATACGCCGGAAGGATTTGACGCGCTTAAAAAGAAGATTTACAACCAATCGAGAGGTTATGCTTTTGGAACGCCGGAACGCGTTGTTGCTGACCAGATGTATAACGCTGTGCGGCAAGTTGTGGCTAACCAAGCACCCGACTATTCCCGTGTAATGGGTGCTTACGAAGAAGCAAGCGACCTTCTTAAAGAGTTTGAAAAATCGTTATCAATTAACGACAAAGCAACCGCAGACACTACGCTGCGAAAATTGCAATCTATTTTAAGAAACAACGCCAACACTAATTACGGTGCGCGAGAGGCGTTAGGTCAGCAGTTGGTACAAGCGGGGGCAACCAATCTAATGCCCGGACTTGCTGGACAGATGATGAGTTCGCCAACACCGCGTGCGCTTTCTGGTCAAGTAACTGGCGCAGGTGCATTGGTTAATGCCGCGCAAAACTTTCCCGGTGCGTTTACTGACCCAAGCACTTTAGCGGCAATGGCAGCAACCAGCCCTAGGGTAATTGGTGAAATGGCTTATGCTGCGGGGCAAGTGGCTAGTGTGCCAAAAAAACTTGCAGCGTTGCTTGGTCAATATGGCGACACTTTAAGTCAGCAAAATCCGCGATTGGCTCCGGTTATTGCATCAACACGCAAAGCCATTGCAGCAGGCAAGCGCGTTAACCCCGTATATGCACAACAATTGGCTTTGCAACTTTCTAGACTGCAAGAAATAGACGCAGAGCGTAGAAAGCCAATTACACAAGAACAGGAGTAATCACAGATGTCTTTCAATGGCTCGGGTACATTCCTTATCAACACGGCAGGCCAGCCTGTAGTCGCTGGCACCGTCATCTCGTCCACGGCGTTTAACGCCCTGACGGCTGACCTTGCCACCGGCCTCTCGACCGTCATCACGAAGGACGGTCAGACGACGGTTACCGCCAACATCCCGATGTCCACCTACAAGTTCACGGGGCTTGGGGTCGGCTCTGCCGCCACGGACTCTGCGAACTTGTCGCAGGTGCAATCTACGGTCACCAAACTGCTTACGAGCGTCTCTGGGACTGACACCATCACGGCTGTGGGTGCGCCTGTGGTTGCCGCCTACGCTGCCGGACAGATGTTCTACTTCGTCGCTACGGGCGATAACACGGGCGCGGTGACGCTCAACATTGATTCGCTTGGCGCAAAGGCTGTGACCCGTGACGGGTCTGTGGCCCTTGCTGCGGGTGACATCAAGAGCGGCGAGGTGGTGGTAGTCGTCTATGACGGCACGCGCTTCCAAGTCGTCTCGCAGTTGAACAGCGCGGGTGATGCGCGGTTTGCCAATGTGTCGATTGCATCGTCGTTGTATGTCGGCGGTGTTTCGACCTTTGTCGGCAACGCTGGTTTTAGTGCCAATGTCTCCATCGCCTCTGCGCTCTCTGTAGGCGGTGTAGCGGCTATCACAGGCGCAACCACGATAGGCGGCAACCTCACGCTCAACGGCGGCACCGCCAACGGCGTGTTGTACTTGAACGGCAGCAAGGTGGCGACGAGTGGGAGTGCGCTGACTTATAACGGCAGCACTTTTGTTGCGGCAGGCAATGTCAAGGTTGGGCCGGGTGCTGCATCTAACTCTGCTCCGTTGTTGATTAACACTGCTAACGGAACCGCTGCAAACATTCAGTTGTTTCAAGATTCGCAAGAATCTTGGGTTATGGGCATTCCGGCTAGCAGCACAGCGTTGACTTGGGCTAATTCTGGCACCGAACAGATGCGCCTCACCTCGACGGGCCTCGGCATCGGGACGAGTTCGCCTGTTGGTCGTGTTGATTCTGTAAGCAACGCTAGTTCAGCGTTTACTGCTCGGGCTTCAACTACTGGCGCAAATCAGACCGCCACGGTTCTCAATGTCTATAACTCCGACGCAAGCCTGTTTGCGTTGGCAAAGTACAACGCCGTTCAGCACATTTGGGGCTATTCGGGTGCAACGGAAGGGATGCGCCTCGACTCCTCCGGCAACCTCGGCATCGGGACGACGAGTCCGGGGGCGAAGTTGGATGTTGTTACCGGAACAGCGCGGTGGCGTATTACCAACGATGGCTCTGGCAATATCGTCAACGAGGTTCTTGACTCAACTGGCGCGGCTTACCGCGACTACAAACTGTATGGGCTGAATCTCATCTCGTACACAAGCGGCTCCGAGCGTATGCGCCTCGACAGCAGCGGCAACCTCGGCATCGGGACGAGTTCGCCGGGTGCGCGGTTGGATGTAAGCGGCAACGGCATCTTTACTGTCGCAAATGCGGCTTATGCGACCGCGTTCAATGCAAGCAGCGGAAATCTTCGCATTATCCCCTATGTGGATGCCAATTTCGGCACAAACCTTACGGCATATAACGCGGGATATGCAGGGTTGGGGCCGTTGTCTTTTGATGCTTCGCGCCTTTCGTTTTACACGGGCAGCACCGAGCGTATGCGCCTCGACAACAGCGGCAACCTCGGCATCGGGACGAGTTCGCCGTCTTTCCGACTTGATGTGCTTACCGGCGTTGAAGGCGATAGCATCCGGCTCAACAACAACAACGCCAACATTGGCGCGGCGAACACCTTTGGCTTTGTCGTTGCCGAGTCAGGCTCGGCGCGTGTGAACTTGCGATATCGCCGTGATGGAAGCGGCTCGGCAGAACTCTACAATGTCAGCAACGGGCCTTTCGTTTTTGGTACCAACAACACCGAGCGCGCCCGAATCGACGCAAACGGCAACATCGTCGCAGGCGCATCTGCCGCCCTCGCCACGACCGCGACCAACGGCTTCTTGTATGTCCCGACCTGCGCGGGTACGCCGACGGGAACGCCGACCGCCATCACGGGCATGGCACCCATCGTCGTGGATACCACCAACAACAAACTTTACTTCTACAGCACCGGCGTATGGCGCGATGCTGGGCCGTAATACACAGGAGCAATCATGACCACTATCACTTGGAACATCTCGCAACTCGACTGCCTCCCGCAGGAGGACGGCGATACCGATGTCGTTTTCATCGTTCATTGGTCTTGCAACGGCGTGGACGGAGACTACAACGGAAGCGTCTACTCAACCTGCTCCGTGCCGTTTCAGAAGGACAAGTCCTTCACCCCCTATGCTGACCTCACGCTCGACCAAGTGCTTGGCTGGGTCTGGGCCAACGGCGTGGACAAGGACGCTACAGAGGCTGCGGTGGAGGGCCAGATTGAGGCCCAGAAGAACCCGCCGGTCGTCTCGCCGCCGCTGCCGTGGGCTGCGCCGTGATTAACCTCACGCTCACGACCGAAGAGGTCAACGCCATCCTGCAAGTGCTTGGGCAGTTGCCCACCTCGTCGGGTGCGTGGCCGCTGGTCGTCAAAATCAAGGAGCAGGCAGAGCCGCAAGTCGTGAAGGACGGGGAGCCGTGACCACGGTACAAGATTTGGAGGTCACGGTGACCTCGCATATAGACGTTTGCGCCGTGCGCTACGAAGCCATCCATGCGCGGCTGAAGCGTTTGGAGAGCCTGCTTATGCAGGTTGGCGGGGCGATTATCGTCATCCTGCTGACCGCGTTTGGCACGGTGACGATGATGTGGCTGGAGTCCATCAAATGAGTGAAGATATTGACTTGCTGAAGGTTCAAATTGAAGCCGAGATGAGACGGCTTGAGGCTAACAGCACCGCAAAGGATGTGGCAGGCAAGGCCATCGGCAAGGATGGCCTCAAGTACATCACGGTCATCGTCATCATCGGCGTACTGTCCAGCCTTGCGCTGGAGGCCGACAAGATTGCTGCGGTGATGGGCCTGCTAGGTGCCTCGCTGACTGCGCTCATCTCCATGCTCAACGGCATTGCCGGTGCTACGGTCAAGGAAGAGAAACCGGAGTTTGCGGTCATCAAGGAACTCATCGGCAAGTTGGACAAACTCGACCGTAAGGAACAGCCCATGCGGGTTGATGTCGAGGGCGACCATGTGACCGTGACCAAGGGTGAAGATGTTGTGAGGGCTTCCAAATGATACCTGCCGCGCTACAAGCCATCCTAACGCCGTTGCTTGGCAACGGGCTTAACCTCGTCGCCAACGCTGTGTTGGCGAAGGGCAAGAAGGTCGTCGAGGAGAAGTTGGGCGTGGAACTCAAGCCCGATATGTCCCCCGAGGACTTGGCGAAGGTGCAGATTGCCCAGATGGAGCATGAGGAAGAACTGCTCAAGTTGCGTTTGGAAGAGGACAAACTTGACCTCGCTGAACTTGAGATGCGCCTGAAGGACACCAACGATGCGCGGGTGCGGGAGGTGCAGATTGCCACCTCCGACAAGGCACCGCTGCTAAACAAACTCATCACGCCGATTCTGGCGCTCGGGCTGCTTGGCATCACCTTCACGCTCTTCGGCATCGTGTTGTTCCAAGCAAGCCCGATTGACCCTAGCCGCAAGGACATCCTCATCTACATCTTGGGCGTGCTGTCTGCGGTCGCCACGCAGGTCGTCTCGTACTACTTCGGCAGCAGCCAGTCGAGCAAGGACAAAACCGACGCCATGAAGGAGGCCATGAAATGAGCCTTGTAAAAGAACAAGCGGCGTTCCTGTTGGACGTTGCCAAACTCATCAACAAGGCGACTGAGTTGGGCTTTGTGGTGACGGGCGGTGAACTTGCACGCACTCCCGAGCAGCAGGCCATCTACGTCAAGACGGGTCGCAGCAAGACGATGAACAGCATCCACCTCAAGCGGTGCGCCATTGACCTTAACTTCTTCAAGGACGGCAAACTTTGCTACGACATCCCGGCGCTTACGCCGGTCGGTGAGTATTGGCAGAGCCTCAACCCCAAAAACCAATGGGGCGGGTTCTGGAAGTCATTCAAGGATGTGCCGCACTTTGAGCGCAGGGTGTGATGGCGAGGAAGGAATCGAACCTTCATTCACGGAGTCAAAGTCCGTTGTCCGACCGTTAGACGACTCGCCAGCCGTTTACCAAGTATCGCGCCAACCTCGGCTGCACGCCCAGTTAGGTGGCGGCACGCGGCTCCATTCGTAGTGCCTGCGTGCCTTCAGGTTGCGGAACCAGTCGATGACCCATCTGACCATAGTGCCTCCACGCTGTAAGACTGTGACGGGGACTTCCAATCTCGCGGCGGGTCGCCCGACAGGTGGCTCGGGTCAACCCAATGCAGTTTGTTGTTGGGGTAGGCGATGAGCGGCCCAGCCTCTAGCCGGATGATGTGGTGGTCTTTGCTCTGGTCGCTGACCTCCGACCATCCCCCGTTGTGCCAGAAGATGCTGAACAGGTAGACCCCCGGCCTCCACACCCCGTCCCGGCCCCGCGCGCGGACGCGGTGACCCCGCAGGAACTCCATCTCCCGCACCTCGGCGTGGCGGCTAAAGGAGTCCCACCAGCAGGCGAGTTCTAAAGCCATTGGAGGGCATGGCTTCGACACAAGGGCATGGATAGGCACCCTAGCCCATTGCGCCCCGCAGGCCGCCATAACGCTAAACATGGGTACCCGTGCAGGTTCGGCGCGAAACCCGAAGATGGTGCAGGGGGTAAACTCCCCCTTGCCCGTCTGGTGGTCATATAGGAATTCGTTGCGGATGTACGCCGGGGTGTACGGCGTGTCTACCATAAAGGTCACAGTAGTCCCTCCCTGTTCAGTTGTGCGAGGGTTCGCGCCATGCCCTCAAGGTGAGCAAGCCGCACATGGTCACGGTCGAGGTCGGTGTGCGCTCGGCGGTCGATGGCATCGTGACAGGCCGAGCAAGCCCACGCCCCGAGCAGGTCGGGCGACTTCAGCCCCATGCCCGACACCCCCGCAATCCGCACATGGGCCAGCACCACCGTCTCGCTGTTGTGGTTGCAAATGCCCTCTAGCCGCACCATGCAGCCTCGACCCCGTGCCGCTTTACGCAGGTTCATAGGTCGGCTCCGGTATCACGATGCCCATATCAAGGCACTTTGTTTCGAGGAACAGCAAGTAATCGCTGAACTCTTGTTTGGTGAGCGCAGAGGAACGCTTGAGGGGCCGCATACGCTTACGCCCAAACCCTTCCAGCGTCTGCCAACCTCCCCATTCTCCAACCATGTACTCGTGGATGTCGTCCCGCGTCCATCCGCGCAATGCCTCGCCGCCGCCCTCAAGGATGGACGGGTACACCACGCCCCACAGAAACTTGTTCTGTTGGTTGGTGCGCGGCTTCTTCCATTCCGTGACCTCGACCGCCCATGTCTTAAGCGGGTCAAGGTTAGACACCATCCGCGCCACGACAGATGCCATCGCTTCGGGTCTAGTGCCTTTCGGAAAGATGCGTTTCATCGCTCGGATGCCCTCACGCGCGCAGCCCATTGTTTCCATTCGTGGGCGTATTCGACATTCTGATACTCGTCAAACCACGGGCCACCCTCGGTGAAGTGTACGCAGGTCGGGTCGGGAACTTGCGCTCGGGTGTGCCAGCCCTCCAGATAGTTGTAGGTCGTCGGCAGTTCGCCAATGTGCTTGTCGCCTGCCCACATAAAGCGGTGCAGGTACATCCCGGTTTCGCCGTTGATGATTTCAGGCGTCAGCCCGTGCGTCATCGGGTGGTCGCAGTTGAAATACATGAACGACGACCAATTCTTGCGCGGGTACTGACGCTGCGCCTGCCCGTCCATCTTGGTGAGGGAGGTCGGCTTGTAGTCGTGCTTGACGACCCACACGGCGACATCAGGGTTGTTGTATTCGAGGAGCGGCTTCAGGTCTTTGCGAACAAGGAAGTCGCAGTCCATGAACAACGCCCGACCCTTGAAGTTCATCAGGGCGGGGACGAGGAACCGCGAGAACGAAAACTCCGTAGATGAGAACGGGTCGGGGTCGCGCCAATACAGCCCCATCTCCCGCAGGTCATCCAGTCGGAGCGCCACCACCTCGGCGTCCGTGTGCGCCAGAATCGACGCACGACAGACCTCGTAGGCGATGTCCTCGCGGCTGTCATAGCCGATGAAGATTTTGAGTTTCAAAACGGCAAATCCTCGTCGTCGTTGAACTTCTCGGGGTTCTTCTCGGCCATCGTCTTGGGGCGCGCGGCCTGCTTCGGCTCGAACTTCAGCGACATGAACGCATCGCCCGTCTTTTGGCTACGCTTAATCCACGCGCTGATGTTGAGGTCGATGTTGTCGATGACGGCAGAACCACGGTAGTTAGGCGCTTTTTCGTTGCCCTTCTGGTCGTTCTTGAACAGAACGCCACGGTTATTGTTGTCGTACTGCTTGTTCACAGGGTCACCTTTTCCAGTTTGTTGAGTTTGTCGTCCAACTCGCGCAGGAAGGCGGTCACCTCCTGCTCAAGCATCTTGATGTAGTCGTCATCACGCGGGACGAGCACGACCAGCAGTTGCAGGCGCTCGGGCAGGCGCGGGTCGTAGGACACGAAATCGCACCACGGCTTACCGGTACACGCCATCTGCCATTGAATCTGCGTCACATACTTCTGCGGCGGCTTGCCATCGAAGATGTATTCCAGATGGGTCGCGGTGTTCGGGCATTTGATTTCCACCAGCCCATCCTCGGCCAACCCATCAGGGCTGGCACCAGACATCGCAACGGTCGGGTGGTCGATGAAGCCGACATCCTCGACCAGTATCCCGGTCTTGGCGGCGTAGGCGGCTTTGGCGTTCGGCTCCTGCTCCGTCCCCCATTCCATCGCGGCGTTGGTGAACGAGGATGCCTTCTGCCCGGTCAGCCGCTCGACCACAAGGTCAGCCATGTAGTTAGCGCGACCTGCGCCATAGCCGGTCTTGGTCTTGGCGATGACATCAGCCACGCGGGAGGCTGTGACCTTGCCAAGCCTTGCCGCAAACCAGTCGTCTGTACGCTGTTCCATCATATTTTTAATACCTTTTCAATAAATGATGCTGTCAATGGAACTTGTCCATCCGGTAATTCTTCGTACAAATCACAACGGTCGTATGCGCTTACGGGTCGTTGCTTTGCTTTTATGTATGGCGGCCAAGCAAACGCGCAAAATCCTTCGTCGTCTTTTTTCTCAACATAAAAAATGCAACTTCCGCAACACCGTTCCCCTTGATGTTTGCTCATGTCGTACCCCCGTTGCCCAACTCCCTTTTGCGTGCGCTGAACGCATCCATGTGCGTTGCGCGGATGGCGGGGTCAAGCGACTTGAAGAGGGCGACGAGCGCAGCAGCGTCAGCCGCCGACGCAATCTGCGCCAGCACCTCAGGGTTGGGTTCGGCCTTTTCCGACTCGGGCAAGTCCTCACCCGCGTAGATGTAAAGGCCGAGGCCGTGCATCGCAATCGCCTTCGCCAAGCACCGCATGATGGCGGTGTTCACGGCGAACGCATCGGGGTCAACGATGGCGCGGTTGCGGTTGTCCATCACCGGCAGGATGCAGGTCTTGATGTCGCCCTTGATTTCGACGCTAACCTTGACCATCGCCGTGCCGTTACGCAGGCACATGACCGGGCTGTTGTCCCACTCGTGCGCCGTCCAACGCGCGCCGGGGTCAATCTTCAGCACCTCGGCCCACGCCCATGCCCATGACAAATAGGTGAGATTGCCCTTGCGCTCGGTGTGGCCGTTGACGTTGATTTTCAGAAGTTCCGACATTTCTTGCTCTCCTCAATCATCTGTTTGAGTTCCCGCCGCAGTTCGTTGTGGCGGTCGATGTCTGCCTGCGTCCAAGTAAGGATGACCGGCTCGGTGTAGTACCGGCGTTCCTCACACTCGCGTTGCTGTTGCCAGTCGTCCATCAGAAAGTCCTCACAGCAAGCCACGCGAGAGCAAAAAACATGACGAACGAGAACAGGTACAGGCCAATGGTTTTCATTCGGTCACCTTGATGAGCAAATGTGCTAGCGATTGCTCGATTGTGGCGTATTCCTCGGCGCAAAGCGCCAGCCGCCAAAATATATATGCGTCAACCGTGTCGTCGGCAATTTCCTGCACCAGCGCACAGTCGGCAGGGCTGCGGGTCTGAACCATCCGCGCCCATGCGGCACGGAGGGTCTTGTCGGTGATGCGGCTCTCAAGAGCGGCAAGTTCTGCCCAAATGTTCACAGGCTTTCCTCCCACGACCGTTGGCGGTCGAGTCGGTCGTATGCGGCCCACTCGCGGCTCACCTCGTCGGCGTGTTTTTCAAACTCGTCAGCAAGTTTGTCGTCCCACACGGCAACGGGGGACGGCAGGTTGTGCCATGTGCCATCATTGAGGGCGATAGAGACGATGCGCTGGTCGTGGCATTCGCCTTCCGATACACCGGCCTTGACCATGCAGGTCAAGCCGTCAGCGAAGTTGTATTCAAGAATGTAGGTGGACATATCTGTTGCTCCTGTCTGTGGAATGGTCAAACGGCTTCGCTGTCTACGCTCGTCAAGGTTTCCGCATACCATGCGGTCGCAGTCTTTACGAAGTCTGCTTTGCCGTACTGACGAATTTCGGCCTTGACACAATGCCGCACGGCGTTTTCGACGGTGTTGTTGAGCGGTGAAACGCGGCTGTGACGCAAGTCCGACATACGCTCGTTAACCTTGTCAGCGAAATGCCGACCGTGGCGGCTGTCGAGCCACACCACGATGGCCTCGGGATTGCAGCGCGTGGCGTTGTAGAACTCGCTGATGGCAGCGGCCCACGCCCGACGCTTGTTGGTGCGGATGGTTCCGTAGAACCCGAACTTGGCGTTCTGCGTGGCGGGGAGAGAAATCGTGATGGTCGCGGTCATGTCGTTACTCCTGTCTGTGGATTGATTCGACACGTATAGGTTAACACAAGTTTACCCCCTGTCAACACCCCCCTTGAATTATTTTTCACCCTCGTTAACCTCCCCGGCATGGACATCCAAGCCGCCCTTGCCGTTGCAGGCTCCAAAGCCGCCCTCGCCCGTAAACTTGGGGTGTCCCGCCCTGCTGTCTCACGGTGGGTCAAGGCAGGGAAACTGCCTGCCATGCGGGTATGGCAATGGAAGGCGCTAGAAACCTTGCCCCCACAGATTGCAGCCGATTCTACGGCTACCCCGCTACCTACCCCTGCCCTGCATCACGAGCCGCTGTAATCGCGTTTTACGCGACCCTAAAACGACAAACCCCCGCACTTGGCGGGGGCTTGACGGGCCGGGGGGAATGGCCTTACGCTTGAGATGCTGTTCTCGCGTGATGGTTAATTTACACGGCTGTTCTAGTCGTGTCAAACACCCCACCACGCGACCCCTTGATACGGGCATCTGTCACCGGCGGGGTGGGTGCAATCCCCACATGATGTTCAATCATCGACCAGACACCGGAAACCACGGTCTGGCGGGTCTAACAACCGCGTCCATACGGGCATAGGTTGGACTCTCTTGGCTCCCAATGTTCTTGGGGGTTAGGGGGGTCCTTTCCCGGTCCTCCGAGCATGGGTCTTACGAAACAATCCTACAGAGTTAAATCTTAAATCCTAGAAGCCTGAACTAAAGTTGTTGCATTAACCTCCGTGAACAGTTACGCTTGTCCTGTCTAACCACAGAGAGGTTTTTATGCACGAACTAGACGAAGCCGCATGGGAGCGATGGGTTGCTTACCGCAAGGCCATCCGCAAGCCTATCAAGGAAGTCAGCGAACACGCGATGAAACTCAAACTCGCGCGCTTCGGTGCTGACCAAGATGCGGTGGTGAGCCAGAGCATCGCCAACCAGTATCAAGGTTTGTTTGAACTGAAGGACAAGAAGAAGCCCGACCGCCCGACCAAAAGCCCAGAGCAGAAGGCTGCGGACGATGCGCTTTTCGTGCAGGCGCAGGAACGCTCTGCGAGAGCGTGGGACAAACTGGAACCCTCCCCGCTGAACCGCCTGAAACTCTGTGACGCGCTTTGGGCGCGCTACACCTTCATGGAGGACAGCGAGGACGCGCGCGACAGAATGGAGTGGCTGCGCGGCGTCATTGCGATGCACTTGCGAGAGGCCGAGCCGACCGAGGTGCTTGCCGACCCGCATCTTCGGACGATGGTGTTCTGTCTGTTTGGCCCGCGAGGTATCTCGCGCTTGAAGGAAAGGGAGGTGAAGCCATGAGCATCAACGACGGCGGCCCGGCGTTTCCGACCGCGCCCGTACCGACTTGGCTAGACCAGAAGCGCGAGATGTGGGCGCTGCGCGACTGGTTCGCTACCCACGCGACCGACGCTGACATCGCGGCGATTCAGAACCCGCCGCACGGGGCGCAGAACATTTCGCGGTATGAGGCGCGGTACATCCACGCCGACGCCATGCTGCGGGCGCGGGAGGTGAAGCCGTGAGCGACATCACCCTGCCCCGCGCTGTGGTCTGGAGATTACACGCGGCGTTCAGAGACGCGGACAAAACGATTAGGCCAAGCGGCGAGAAATCGGATTACAGCGCCGAAATC